GGAAATTGTTTTTATATTTGTATTAGGTGCCAGACACGCTTCCCGTAAGATCAGCGTCCCAGGTTTGGACTTCTTAGTAAGGGAAAGGACAATGTCTATAACTTTACTACCCCCAGGAAAGTTTCTCTGATCAAGAATTACTACCTGGGTTTTTTTATTTAAAATAGTTTATTATATTTGCTGTATCATTATTTAAAATTGACGTTATTAGGTAAGGAAACCTCTGGAGTAATCTGGAGGTTTTGTTTTTTATTATTATTATATTTGTATCTTAAAATTATTTATTATGCAGTTATATAGAGAAAGGCCTAAGAGTGTTGAGGCTACACAGTGGGATGGTACAGAGGAATGTGCTATTAAGATTTCCGGGAATGAAGATTTTGCAGGACATATTAATTATGATGGGAAAAAATTTGATAGCTTTTTTCTTACTACTAATAATGGTGAAATTAAATTGACCCCGGGGGACTATGTTATAAAAGATTGGTACGGGGAATATACTCTGATGCCAGAAAAAAATTTTAATAGAATGTATAAGGTGTTTGAATAATACTTATATTTGTGATATCATTATTTGTTTTGCGATTAGTAATGGTTCTTGTTTTAATTGGTTACTCAATGGTAGGTCTAGATGTAAAAAGTCTAGACTTATTTTTTTGTTTAAACTTTAATTGTTTAATAAATTTATTATCTTTACTGGATAATTAAAATATAATATTATGAGTAAAGCAATTAAAAGTCTGAAAGGACGCAGAGTATTAATCAGTCAGCCAGAAAGAAAAGAATCTGTGATTGAATTAAGTGAAGCTGATAAAGCACATATGGATTCTGAGGACATGAAGAAGTGGACCAAGTTAACAGTATATGCAATTGGTGAAGATGTTACTACAATTAAAGCAGGTGATGTAGTTTACATTGGTGTTAATTCTATCAAAGGTGCAGAAGCAATTGAAGTTGATGGAGGTATCAAGTTGATGGTGAGTGAATATGACATTGCAATTGTTTGGTAAGATGAGCCCTTTAGTTTGTGATGATTATAAAAGGATGGTAGGAAAACCTGAGACATCTAATACATATACTAAAAGTTTAAAGATTATGGCTGAACTTGCTGCAAATAAAAACCAAGAAATGTATAAAAAAACTGAAGCAAGTCCTTATGTAAGAAGAGATCCTTTTGCAGGAGCAAAACCTAAAGCAGTTGCATTACCAGATTTAAATGCTAAACCTTATCCATTAAGGCCAGCTCATTATGGTGGAGCCAATAATCCTTATGAAGTATTCAATGTGCTTGAGGCATGGGGATTAGATAAAGACTTTTATTTAGGTAATGTAATTAAGTACATAGCAAGAGCTGGAAAGAAAGATGCTACTAAAGAGTTAGAGGATCTGGAAAAAGCTGAAGTATATTTAAAAAGAAGAATAACTGAACTAAAAAAATGAAATGGATTTTGATATTATTATTGTATTCATGTGCAGCATCTGGTCCTAACTATAATCAAGGAGGGAGTCATAATGATGACGTAGCAATGCGTAATAAACTTGTATATAAAGAAGACCTTAGAGTTAAAAAACAAATGAATAAAGCAAGGGCTTCAGCTAGAAGAAGTATACATAAATCAAAAAAATTTAAAAATAAAAAATTAAGAAGTATAGTTAATTAAAATATTATTTATACATTGCAATAACTTAAGGCTATAATTCTCTGTTAGGCTGTTAATTTTTACACATTAGGTAAGGAAATCCCAGATTAATTTTCTGGGATTTTGTTTTTATATAATTATTTTGTATATTATAGTATATATATATTAAAAATAAAAACTCATGGACATTTTAAATTTTATTTCCTGGATTAAAGCTAAGCGTGTAACTACTACACCTCCAGATGGATCTCTAGTTGCTGTTGGTGCGCCTTCAAGAAAAAGAGATGACAAGTATCTTACAGTAGCAATGACATTAAATGATGCAGTACAATCAGGTAATGTTGGTAATACTAAACATTATGAGTTAGATATTACAGCTACTAGTGTTGTAACAGTAGACACTCCACGCGGTATTATTGATATTCTTGGTATGGGAACATCTATTCCTTTAACTCCTGATGTAGCTTACGGTACTTCAGTAACTTTTGTTATTGATAATTTAGATTTAGATCTTACTTTAGCCAATAGAGATAATGTATATGTACAGTATTCTGTATATTACAAAAACACTATAACGGATAATGCAATTCCACACTTAATTGCTACAGGGGTTGTAACTGGATTAGAGTTTAATCTTTATAATGCAAATCCTGCAATAGCTGGGGTTAATAACTGGGATGGTGATTTGTATGTATATTATGAATTATACACAATTAATTAATAAATAAATAAATATAAACTATAAAAACTAAGTATTATGGCAGCAACACCAATAGCATTAAAAGAAGCAGATATTAAAGTATACGCATCAGTATTGATGAATAACTCAGTATCATTAGATGAAAAAGCAGTAGCATTAAATGCATTATATGATTTTTTTAATAAAGCTTATACAAATAAGGAAGCTTATGAATTATTCGGATTAGGAGTATATTTCCGTGATAAAATATCAGGTGATATTAAAACTACACACGTGCCTGCACCAATAGTACCGTAATTAAAAAAAAAATAAAAAAATATAAATACCACAGATATAATATATTTGTGGTATTTTTACATTAACTAAAATAATAAAGATGTTAAATAACTTAATTAATTTTCTGAATCTTATTTCAAGTAAGATGATGAAAAAAGTTCCTGAAGATCAAGATTTAATTATTCTTGGTACAAGAGATTCTAAATATGGAGGTGGTTATAAACCTACAGGTATATCAGTAGCTGATTTTTTAAGTAATATACCTACACCTACAGTAGCTTTTGGCATTTGGTCATTATCTGATTCTGCAGGTGAAAAAACTTACTATGATACTTATGAAGATGCAATACCTTTTTTTAATTTTGGAAATGCTATTACTTTAGAGACAAGTACTAATCTAAGTGTAAATTTAGTTCTTAAAAATGGTATAAATATTAACTTAAATGGTAATACATTAAGAGTAGATGATTCTGCATACATTACTGACAATGGAATATTCGTAAACACTGCTATATTCAATGGTACTATAAGTCTGCAAGGACTTTCTAACTATGGCCTATACGTATTAAATGCTTCAAGCAAAATATCTATCCCTGCTATTTTAGATGGTACCGGAAACAATTTTTCTAATGGTGTTTATTCTGTAGGTACAGTGACTGATGCAAATGTAATTGCAAATGAGGGTATGTTTCAAGGAGCTAATACTGCTATTTTTGATAATTGTAAAATAAAAGCTTTTGGTCCTAATAGAGGAAATCAAGATACTATAAATGGTCATGCTTTATACTTAGCAGGAGTAGCTTCAAATATGGAAGTTTATTCTACAGTATCTCTTAAATATTGTGCAAGAGCCCATGTTGCTGGAGCAAGATTAAATAACAGTAGACTTGAATCAACAGCTCATAGATCAGTATTTTTAAATGGAGGTTTTGTTGATGCTTGTTGGATGAGAGCTCCAAACTTTACATGTAAAGTAGAAAGTGGAGGGACACTAAGTAATAGTTATTCTGAATCAACAGCAGCAGCTCCTATATATTGTCTTAATCAAGAAGGTGCTGTAAGTGATTGTACTTTTGTAGCACAAACATTCAATGCTTTATACTTTGTAGGAATAGGTACATGGTATAGCAATTGTACATTTATAAGTAACTTAGCAGCTACAGGTGGATCATTCTTGTCTGGTTCAGGGGTGTTATTTGAAGATTGTAGATTTATATGTAGATGGGATAACGCAGCTGGTCATTGTGCAAACTTACCTCTTGTAAATACTTCATTTATAGATTGTAAATTTACAACAAGAAATGTTTCTGCATTAGGTATAAATGTAGGAGCTGTAGGCATCTACTTAGTAGATAATAAATTCAAAGGTCCTGCTGGATCATTAGGTTATTCAGCATCTTTAATAAACTTAGCATTAAATACACAAGATAACAGAGGTAACTCTATAATAAATTACTAAAATGGATTCAATAGATAAATTAGAAGCAGAAAACGGAGGTCAAGTTTTAAACCAATTAGTTGTTCAGTTAAGTGAAGAAAATGGTATTAGAGCAATTAAGCAATCCAAATTCTTTACATCAATGGGTGAAGTATACTACAGTAAACTTACAAAAAAAGATAAAGAAGTGTGGGATGCATTTGTATTAATGATTAGTAATAAATAAGTATCATGGCAGTAGTAACAGTAATAGGCAAACAAGTTGGAGGAGTACCTTTCACAGTACGTGTTGATAGTGTAATTGATCATGATGATGTTGCAATTAATACAAGCTTTTTAGATTTATCTGATGGTTTAGTTTATTTTAAAAATTCTACTGGTGCAATTGAAACTATTTTTAGTGCTTCTACACCAGCATGGTTAAAATCTAATGCAACTGATCTTACTATTTGGAATAATGGTAAAGGTAATATAGCTAATAATGCATCATATGGTGATTCAGCATTAGCATTAAATACTACAGGATCTTTAAATACAGCAATAGGTTCAGGAGCATTACGTTCAAATACTACTGGTGATGGTAATACAGGTATAGGAACGTTAGCATTATATTCAAATGTTAGTAGTTTATTTAATACAGCAATAGGTTATGGAACATTAAATGCTAACACTACTGGTAATGATAATGTTGCAATTGGTAGAGAAGCTGCGTATACAAATACTACTGGTTTTGCAAATACTATTGTAGGTTCACAAGCTCTTAGACAAAATACTACTGGTGGTAATAATACTGCTATAGGATTTCAAGCATTATTAAATAATACTACAGGTGGTGCTAATATAGCTTTAGGGGCTTTTACTGACAGTGGAAATTTTAGTCGGTCAGTTATAATAGGTTATTTGGCTACTGCAACTGCAAATAATCAATTTGTAGTAGGTAGTGCAGGAATAAATGCAGGAGCAGTTACAACTGAAGCACTTGTACCTACTAAAGCTTGGGCAGTAAAAATTAATGGAGTGGACTATAAAATTCCATTACAAATTGCATAGTAAAAATAAAAAATAAACATTATGGAATTAGAATTAACAGCAGAACAAATTGCAAAATCAATATCAGCAGCATATGATAGTGTTGCATTAATTGCAGAATTAAATGCTAAAGAAACTTTAACGGAAGAAGAAACTGCAACAGTAACACGTAATGTAGAACATATCCGTATTATGATGGGTAAAGAGTGGTTTGTTGAAAGACTTACTAATTTACAAATAACTGAATTACAAGCAATATGAAAGAGTTAGAGGCTAAACAAGTAATTGAACAAGCTTTGAATCAAGCATTCCTTAAAGGAGCATTTAATTTACAAGATGCAGCTATGATAACACAAGCATTAAGAGTTTTATATTCTGAACCAGAAATAGAACTAGTTAGAGAAAATTAAAAATAAGAGTCACAGTAATGTGGCTTTTCTTTTTTATATTTGTATATCTAGAATCTTTTACGTATATTATTATATATAAAATCAAATTATTATGTCTGTAGGAAATTTAAAAACATATGGTGGCAAGGGTACCAATATGCCATGGCAATTAAAAATGTTATATGGCCAAGAATGCGCCTGTGACAATTTAGTTGATATTAATAATAATACTGTTAATGTTGATTCATTACTTAACCAAATATTAACTGCTATTCAAGCAGGAACTGAATATGAAGCAGCTTTAGTTATTGATGCTAATGATGTTACTTGGTTAGAAATAAGAATTTATAATGCAGGTACGGGAACATTTGATCCACCTGTTTATTATTTAGCAGGTA